AAGCAGTGGTATCAACGCAGAGTACTCGGATGCACAATGACCGATCAATACAAAACCACCCAACAGGCCGAGGTTGACGCAAACTTTGCGCAGTTCATGGCTGAGCGTGAGGCCCTTTTGCACACTGACTACGGACGGTTCGCGGTCTATCGCTCAAAGAAGTTGGTTGCGGTTCTGGACACCATCCGAGACGCATCCATTGTCGGTGCCATCACTGGCGGCTTCCCCTTCTCAATTCAGGAAATCACGGATCGGGTGCATCATGTCAGATACGGTTAACGGTCCAAATACGACCCGCCGCCGGCCCCGGCCCCTGCCAATGCCGGAAGGTGGCCAGACTTGGCACACAACGGCGCCACGATCGGGGGATCGCAAGGTAATCAAAGTCGATTACTGGAAAGCCGGTGCCGTCAAGGTGCTGGTTGACGGGATGGGCTTTATCAATCTTGGCCAGTTTTACGCATGGGCGCGGCGCGTCAATGCCCGCCCGTTGCCACCTTTATGAAAGTCAACTCCATGACCGATACCACCCCGATGTCCGGCCCTTGGGAGGTCGTTTGGCTGAAAGGCGACAATCTGCGCAGCCCAAGCCAGGTATGCGCAGCCGGCACAAACAACCGGGTGGCGTTTCTCGCTTCCGATGGAAGCATTGGGACAGCGCGCTTAATTGCCGCCGCACCTGACCTTTTTTCGTTGGTCAAGCGCTTCGTCGCATTGCCGTGCGCCGGTTGGCATCCCGAGCGCCATGCGCACGAGGAGGCCGAGCTTGTGACGGAGGCACGTGCCCTTGTTGAAGCCGTGGAGGCAACCAGTGTCGATTGAAAAAACCACGACTGGACCGATCAATATGAAAGGCTGGCGCCCGCCGAGCCGCATCCGGGTGGCCGATAGCGAGCGCCTGATCGCTGCCCTTCAATGGGTGGATCAAGTCCATCCATCGGGCGACGAAGAATGCGGAGCCTTCGTTAAGATGACGTGGGTGGAGTGGAACGAAACACGGGTTGCGCTCGGCCTGCCATCACAGCAACCGCTGCCAAAGCGAAAGGATGCACGCAATGTCGGTTCCTGAAACCACGAGACGCGCCGGCTCAGTAGCCGCCGATCAGCATGCGGCGGCGAATAGCGGGCGCCAGGGGGCGGCAGTATCCACAACAGCGACCCGCCGCGCCGCTATGGCTGCTGCAATTTGGGCGCTTTCTAGCGCGGCGTTAGCGGCTTCTGGATGCGTGGATCATCCGACTGATGATGCCGACATGCTCGAAAGCCTCGCTGGACTTATTGACAGCGACGGGAATCGAATTCCGAACTACAGCTTTCAGTCTGCGTTTCTGCGGCGACTGGCGGCCAAACTAAGGAGCGCCCGATGACCCAGGAAAAAATCACCCGCCGGCACTTCCGGTTTTTCGCTTGGGTCATGATTGCAGGCTGCTTATTCACTTCGCTGGCAGCGGCTTCAGCCCATCAATGGGATAATGCAGGGCGGTTCGCCATCGGTGGTGTTCTTAACTTTATAGCGTGGAGGCACGTGCTTTGGCCGACAAAACCACCGAACGTTTTCGCAACGCTTTGCTTAATATTCGGCAAAGCCACGTCCCCGATCAGCCCGCGTCGTCACAGGCCGATGAGGTGTCCTGGGTAATGCAGCATGTCGGCCGCTTGCGTAAGATCGCAGCGGACGCGCTCGATGCGCCGGAGGCGCAAGCGCAAAACCCACTTCGTCTCTGCGGCTATTGCCGCGCGTGGCACAGCAAGCCCTGCGGTGAAGGTTGCCAGTGGCTAAACACGGACCCCGTTTTCGAGGATTATGCACATGCCCGCGTCTAACCAAACCACGCCAGAACTGCGCCTAATCCTGCTTATGGCCCCCTCATTCCAGGGCGGCCACAGCGACGTTGGCGCGGAAGTTGCTGAATACCTCGGTATCCCGTTCCCGCTCCGGATGGGTAGCCTTTGTGCGGCGGCGAGAGCGCGCGGATTTGATCCTGACGAGGTTTGGCCGTGGCACGCAAGGATGCGCCGGGATCGCGCCGAGGTCGCTGCGAGGGAGCAAGCTAATGGCTGAAGCCACGACCGAACTATCTACATCTCAAGAACGTGTAAACGAAAATCCGGTTTCCTATACCACCGAGTTCCCCGACTACATGGCCGAGCCATATTGCTGCATGACGTGCAGCGCACGGTTCACGTTCGGCAAAATGCGTATTGGCAAGGTCAACGAAATGCACCCGCAAGGCTTGAGTTGTCCGCATTGCGGCGATGGCCTGGGCCTGCATCCGGCTGGCGGCGATGCCGTTGCGCTTGACGCATATCACGGCCCAATACCGGAGAAGCTATCGTGACCGACGCCGCCCAACAAAAAAGGCCGCCCCCATAAGGAGCGGCCCTTTTCGTTCAGGAATGTCGGCTAGCGCTACGAGCACACCCCAGCTAGCGCGATTCCCGCGGCCACCACATCGGCCGGGTAGGCATAATTCGCGCACTCCTGCGCAATAATCGCGTTCACCATTGCCGCCATTACAGCTGGGTCGGAAATGACCGGCTGACCGTCCGGCGCAAGCCCGAGCCGCCCCGCGACGAAATCGACATAGGCCGTCGTCGGGTTATCGTCGCTTGGCGGTGCCCAGCGGTTGATCATCTGCTGCACCGTCATGCACCCATCGACCGCCTGATAGCTGTTCAGTATCAGCGCCAGCGCGCGAATGCCGTGCTGCGCGTCGATGAACTGGCAAAATGCAGGATCGGTCTGCTGCGGCGCCAGGCCCTCCCAAGGCTGGCCGCGCCGGACGTTGCCAGGATTTCTGTTACGCACGCCGCGCGGGAGTGATTCGGACATGTGATGCACCTTTTGTTTTTGAAAAAAAAGAACCAAAAAACTTTTTTCTTTTTTTTGCTGCGCAAACCAAAAAAAGCCGCCGCGCCCGGTTTCCGGGTAGCGGCGGCGTCTGGGTAGCGGCAGGCGTGGCGCAAGGGGCGCTCACCCCCCGGTGTAGTTGACCAGCAGCGTAAGCGCCATGATTAACCCCTGCGCCTCGGCTTCGTGCGTGGCGCTCAGCGTGCCGGGCGGCAGGCCGTTCACCAGCGCCTTCACATCGGCCAGGACGGCCGCAGCCGAGGATGGAGCTGCCGTAGCAGGCAGCGCGGCGATCTCTGCGCTGATCTGCGTCTCGGCCTTTGTGGCCGCCGCCACAACCGCAGGGCTGGCCTTCGCCTCGGCCAGCGCCAGGTTGATGCCGACTTCCGCAATGGGCCACGCGGTCTGCACATCGGACACGTAGCCGGACCATTGGCTTTGCGTGGTGCCGGCGCAAGCAGCCAACGGCAGCAGCGCGGCGAGGATCAGGATTTTACGCATGGTGTTCTCCTTTACCAATTGAACGTGTGGGAAACGACAATCCGGCTACCCGGCAGCGTGTTGACCGTGGCGGCCTCTTTGGCGCAGGCGGAAAAAGTGAACATCACTAAGGCCGCTCCACAGCGTGCGGCGTGCCAGGCGGCGTATGCGTGGGCGTCCAAACCTCGCGGCGCTTTGGCGGCCGGCATAACCACGCCGCGCAGATCGCCGTCAGGAGCGCGAACGCGGCCCACGTCACGGGACCGGCGGTTTGGGCGTTGCTATCGCCGCGAGCGCCGATTTCACCGCGTCGGCGTCGGTCACAACTTTTTGGAGCGTAGCGAGGGACGTGGCCAGATCAGTCGCCGGCGCCGCAGCGACAGTTGGCGCGGCCGATCGCTGCGGAAACAGAACAAGCACCAGCGCGCCGGCCAAAAGCCCTACCGCGGCGATTACCTGCGTGTCGGACGTGAAGTGCGCCGCAATGGCGCCCGCCACCGTGGAAGCCGCCACCGCGATGCCCTGGCCCGTCGTGGAGCTCAGGGCGCCTTGCGGTAGGTTATCGAGAAGGCTTGGCATGGGCAGGCTCCTTCTTTGGGGTTACGTCGGCCGCGCAACGGCAGACCGAGCAGGCCAGGTGGCATGTGTTCGGGAAGGGACAACCGGGCTGCGATGGATCGCATTCCTGCTGCACCAGATGGCGCAGGTTCACCGCCGGCATGGCCGAGGCGTTGAACCAGACGCAAAGAGCAAACGACAAAAGCATGTAGCGCATGGGATTATTCCTTGTGGATCAGGCTGGACAAAGGATCGCCCCACCGGCTAGGGCTCATTTTGCGCTGGGTGATATCCGTTTCGCGAATGACCGGGGGACGCGGATGCCGGCTAACCAGCGCCGGCCCATAATCAGGCGCCATCGTTTGAACGGCCTGCGCGCGCGGAGCAGCCAGCGCTTCAACCAGATAAACGGACCCGGACCCGAAAGCTGCGCCGCCGAGAAAGCACTCGCATATTTTGATCTTGCCCATGCGCCGCAGGGCTTCAATGGATGGCATCACTGGCTGCCTCCATTTCCGTGGTGGAAAAGGCTGTAGAAATATGAAAGGGACGCTCCGACAGCAGCGGTGCACGCCGGAATGGCAAAAACCCAGAACCGCTCGTACCAACTGACGCTGCTTTCAAAATTACCGTGGGCAAATCGGTCCTTTGCAATAATCTTTTGCCGCGTGCGGTCGTTGAGCGGATGACTTGGCTCCTCGTTGACACCAAGCGCCGCGAGCATTTCGAGAATTTCCGTGCGTTCGCGAATACCCTTGATGGCGCCTTCGTTTGCGCGGCACTTGTCGATTTCGCGACGCAGGCTTTCGATGGCACGCCATGCGTTATCAAGAGAACGCTCATCGCGCTCGGTTGTCGGCATCGGCGTGGCTTCCTTTCAATCGACATATCACAAAATCTCAACCGGCAGCGTCGATGTGCTTTCCTGCAACGCGATCGGGCTGGAATTCGTCAGGCATATTCTGCGGCTCCTGGCGCTAGGGGGCTGTAAATGTCACGCTCGGAACGCCGGTCGTCAGGAAGCCGTACGTATTTCCGCTGGCGACAAAGGCTTGATATTGGTCGCCGCTCGTCATTCCTGTGAGCGCTTGGCTCAGGGTGTAGTACGGCACGATGGTGGTCGAGATCAGAACCGGCGTGGTAATTCCGACGCCAGTGATCTGGTAGAGCGTGATTTGGTAAAGCGTCGGCAGCGGCGTTCCGCCTGCGGCTGGCCAAGACACCGTCGCGTCGCCGGAGCCGCTCGATCCGAGCGCGGCGGACACTGACGCAGGGTTTTGGCCGGGAAGAGGCGCGTTCGGGGTCCATGGGTAAGTGACGCAATCGGCGAGCGTCTCGGCTGAGTTTCCAAACAGATTTACAGTCGGGAATTGGAAATAGAGCTCCTGCCCGAGATAGCCCTCGGGCAGCGGGTAATTAAATACCTTTGTCTGGTCGATCCTGCTGAACGGCGCGCCCGCCGCATGGGCCGCCGGCGCGGTGCCGTAAAGGCCGCGCTCGAGGTAGGTTAGATCGGCCGTGTAGTCGCCGGTCGGGGTAACGCTGCCGTAGGCCAGCAGCTCGCTATCAATCAGGCAGAGCGTGCGATACGCGCCGGCGTCCGCTTCGGTGGCCGTGGCCGGAATAACGCCGCTGCTTTCCGTCAGGTCGATCGCCAGCGTGCTGGTGGTGTCGAGCCCACTTACCAGCGGCAGCGATGCCGTCAGCGTGCCTTGCAGCGATGGTGTGCTGCACTCGCCTATCTGCGAATAGGTCACGTCGTCGAACGAGATAAAGACGCCGCAGCCGCCTACATTTGGGCCACCGCTCAGCGCAATCCACAGCTCGAGCACTCCGCCGGTCAGAGACGTTGGCGGCTGCCAGAACGCCGGCGCATTTACCGGGCCCGGCGTCGCGTAGAGGTTCCAGGGCGACGTTCCGCCGGACGGCTCGTAATCCTGGCCGTTCGCGGTGCCAAGGCCGGCCGCGAATTCCTCTGCCACGAACGACAGGACGCCTCTGTCGTCTTCGTCCACCTGCTTGATGCGCACCGGCACGGCAACCAAGCCGATATTCGGTTCGGTAAGGGTGACGATGTCTCCTGGCTCTAGCAACAGGAAATTGTAGAGCAGCTTGAACGAATATTCATTGCGGATATACATGGCTCGCTGGCCGATCAGACTGACGACCGTGCCGGCAACGCCGTCCTGGCAAATTTCCGATGAGCTGATCACATTCGGCGCCTGCACGCCCACGTGAAAGATCGAGGAATCATCCTGCCATCGATATGGCGTATCCTGGTAGGCAGCGCCGCCGCTGTCGCCGTCGTTGGTGTAGCGGATGGAGCAGTTTAGCTGCACCTGGTTGAAGCCGTCGGCCGGGTCTTTGCGGTTGACGGTGACCGGCGGCTCGGCCTTGTCGTCGTTCTTGTCGGCCACCACGAAATCGTCAGGGCCCAACGCATACACTGCGTTCAGGTTCGGAATATACTGGACGTTCTCGCCGTGTGGGCCCACCGCAGCTAGCGGCGTGTCGCCGAGACAGACGCATTTGAGCGTGGTGCCGGACCAAAAGAACCAGGCGTTGCTTATGGCCGACCAGCGCTGCAACGTCGAACTGACCTGCTCGCTGTCCTTCAGGATCGGCGAGACGAAGATTCCCTGGCAATAATGGTAGACCAGCAGGCTAGTGTTACTGCCGGTCAGGCCGCCCTCGTTGAAGCCCTCGAGCAGATCTGGATTGATGTTCAGCGTGTAGCGGGTGTTGCAGAGAAAATCAGGGATGATGTCGCCGAAATTGGCATCTGGGATATTCGGCACGTTGTTGTTATTGAACGTGCTGAACAGCTCAAAGCTGATTTGCGGAATTGTCGCGGCCGAGCCGAGGTCGAGGTCGGCGTTTGCGTAATAGCAGACGAAGGGATAGGCCAGGTTATGGCCAACGTTTGCGGCTTCTGACCACACGGATTGGTCGCCGGTGCCGGGCGAGACGAAGCCGCCGAGCGAATCGATGCCGATTTCGGAGCCGCCCTGCCAGACGCGGCCGACGCCCATCACGGCGTTATCGGCGCGGCCCTCGCAGAGCGCGATCTGTACAGACGCCGAGTAATCGTCGGTGCCTTTGCCGCCCTTCCCGCCCTTGCTGCCCTTGTTGCCGTTGTCCTGGAAATTAAAGACGTCGATGCAATTTCCGGCGACGCGGTTTGTGCCCCAGATGATGGGAATCGGCAGCCCGAGCGCGCTGGTCTGGATTTGGACGCAGGTGTATGTGATCGGCTTGGCCGATTTGACGCCGTTGCCGATGAGGCCGCCCATTATTCGGCGCCATCATCAGGCTCGGGTGCGGCCGGCGGCGTGGCCCATTCGACGGCCAACGCAGGCACGATCTCGCCCTCGCCGAAATCGCACGTCGGCGAGAAGTTGAACCCTATGGCATGCGAGGGAATGCTGAACCACTTCGCTAAATCGGCCGCGCTGACCGGCTCTTGGGCTGCCATGGTATCCCCTTGCTTTGTTCCGTTAGTAACTATACAGTGCGCACATGCCACCGAAGCCGAAGGGCGAACGCCCTATGACCAACACCGAACGTCAGGCTGCTTGGCGCAATTCCTTCAAGCGGATGCGCGAAGCTCTTGAGGAAATACTGAACGTGCGCACGGCCGCAGATGCGCGGCGGCTGGCTGCGAAGGCGCTTGGAAAGGACACCAAATGACCGAACGCACGATTGAGGAAAAGGTCAAGCACTGGTGGCCCGGTTACTGGCAAGGCTTTTTTGAAGGGCTTCTAATCGGAGCCGCCTTTGCCGGATGCGTCATGTTGCGGGAGTTTTTGAAGTGACCGATCAAAACCAGACCACGCCAGGATGGTGGCCCATGTCGGTCGCGCCTAAGACCGATAACCCGCTATGGGTTCGCGGCTTTAACTTTGGCGATCCGACGCGCGGTAGGCATTACTGCTGGGCCTATTGGAACGGCCACAAATGGATAGAGGCGGGCGCAAGCGATGAGAGCACGCTGCAATTTTTAACGGAATGGAAACGGACATGACCGACAGCCCAAATACTACCGCTCTTGCAGAGGCAATGAAATCGGCGGGCGTGGTGCGCAAGGGGCCCTCGCTGCTTGATGTGGCGCGGCAATCGATCCAAGCCAACCCGCGGAACTGGGATGGCGCCAAGTCCGAATTCTATCGACTTATCCGCAACGATGCCGATCTGCTTTGGGAGTTGCTTGAGCCATTCCGCGCGCAGGCGGCGCAGAGGTGGCTCTCGCAAGCGTCAGCGGAATTGCACGAACAGAATCGCCCTGCGGACTTGCGTCTGGTGGGCGGCGCGCCGGGCCAGAGTAGGTGTGACAACCAAGGAGCAGGTGCCCGGCGCGCAGACTTACCAGAAAGCGCGATGGGCCAGGATGTGCATGTGGGCCACGCAGCGCATGCCCCTCGTGCCTCAGCGATGGCAGGCGCCGCAGCGGTCTCGGCTGTTGCGCGCCTGTCGTTGCTGGATACATTCAAGGTCAACGGTCAACCAATCGGCGACCTAACCCCTACCGAGGCGAACAAGTGGGCCGACAGCCGCGAGCGCGACGCACGATTTGTGCGGCTTCTTACGGCCAATTTGCCGCCGGATGAACCGATCAAGAAATACCGCACGCCGGACGATGCTCAGGCGCTCTATGCGCGAGCGGAGGCCGATCATGCGGAATAAGTTGCGGGCGGGGGCCATGGGACACGTGGCCACCAGCAATGACATGCCCTCGCCTGCATTCAAATCCGGCGCTGCTAGGCGTCGGGGCGCTGGCCGTGGAAGCCTTGATCACCACGAGCAACATGCCAGCGCCGAAACTTCCGAGATTGGGGCCACGCGTGGTATGACTACCAAAGAGACCTTGCCCCAAGGCCGTGAGGACGCAACCCTCACGGCCACCATATCCGAACTGATTGCTCTACAGCGGCAACGCACGTTCTGCATCGTGTCTCAAAGCCGTTGCGATCGATCGGTTGAAAGTTTCATCGCCAAACTTATGGGTTTTTCCGCTGAGGCGGATGCCAAGGAACGCAAGGCGGTGTTTGCAAAGGCTTCGGCTTTCCGCAAGGAAGTCGAAAAAGGGGGAGAGGGCCAGGCTGCTCGTGCCAACCAGTATTGCGCTGCCCTCTCCCCTGCCGTCCCACTAATCCTGCTGGCTGCCACGGCCCGCGAGGGCTGGGATGCGCACCGCACGCAAGTCGAAAAGCGGATGGCTAAACTAGCGCAGACGCTACCCGGATACGATTTCGTCAAGGCGATAGCGGGTTTCGGCGACAAGGGTTTTGCTATCCTGATAGGCGAGACCGGGGACTTGTCGAACTACGCAACCAAAGAGCGTGTGTGGAAGCGGCTGGGGTTGGCTGTCATTGAAGGCGAGCGCCAAGGTCGGCGCACCAATGCTGAAGAAGCAGCCAAGCATGGCTATAGCCCCAAGCGCCGCTCGGAGATTTGGGCGCTGGCTGACAGCTTGTTTAAGCACCAATGGCGTGGCGCGAAAGAAGATGCACCCGCGCATCCTATTGGCCGTTACGGCGAAATCTACGCCGCGCGCAAGGCGCACACCGAAACTCGCGAGGGCTGGACGCCGGCACACAGGGACAACGACGCGCGCCGTGTGATGACCAAGGCGCTGGTTGAAGATTTGTGGAAGGCTTGGCGCCAGGTTCGTTAGCCCCGCAGCCGCGCCCAGAAATCGAAATACTTAACCGGCCGCTTGGCCAGGTCCGACGTTGCCAATTCAGTCCGCGTGCAGCGCTTCGTCTTTGCATAGGCGTGCACGAGAAACTTGTCATCAATCAGAATGCCGGAATGCGCGAAGCACCGGCCGACCTTGTAGACCACGCAGTCGCCGGGCTTTGGCGTCGCCGTTTCCGCGCCGATGGTTTCCAGCCACGCGAGGTATTTTTCATCCGAGCGTGACATGAACCAGACCGGCGAATAGGGCCGCGGGTCGAATGGCTCGAACACCTGGGCCTCGACCAGAGCGCCGACCAGCAGCATCGAGCAATCGACAGCGCCGCGCGGGCCTTTGACGTAGCCGCATTGCCGGTATGGCGTGCCGCACCAGCTCAGCGCCGCTTTGATGACGGCCTGGCGCTGATACGCCTCAATGGTGGCGTCCACGACGGCGTGCACGGGCCTGGGGAAAAACGGCGTCGGTTCTGTCATAGGATTAGGCTCAACTGGACGGGCCGCCCCTTCGCGGCCCCATTGCGCGCCCGCGTCTGCCTGCGTTTCTCGATTGTCGCAGCGGGCGTTGGAATGCCCTTTTTCGCAGCTGAAATGGCGGCTCTCGCCTCTGGGCTCCAGACACGGGACCGATTTCGTTCAGCAACCTTCGCGCCAAACCCTTCCGGCTTTTTGCGACCTTTGTTCACTGCGGAAATAAATGCTTTTGCCTCCGGCGTCTGCATCCGGCGCGCTAGTGCGGCGGACATGTTGGCGCGGGCTTCTTGGGTATGTTTGTAGCCGGTCAGGGCCGCGGCAATCTTGTCGCGTGCCGTCTGTGATGCCATCACTTTGCCAACCGAGACCGCGATCCGCCTTTTTGTCTCCTCGGAAACCACCCTGCCGCGTGAGGCCGCCGACAATCTCGCACGCGTTTCCGCGGACCGCTTTCTTCCGGTAGCGCTTCCGGCCGTCGGAAGCGTGTTATAGCCAAAAGCTTCGGCGCCGTGATGATCGATCCAGAATTGCTCGCGTTCGAGGAGACGTTGACGCATTCGCGGCGCTTCGTCGACCAATTCTAGGACCGCAAAAGCGAACGCCTCTTCGCCATAGAGATCCCACGCGACCTGCAGTTCTGGCGCATGGTGCTTACGCTTACGAAGGCGGCACTTGTGGTGCGCGAGACGTTTATTGAGGTAAAGCGAGGAGCCGACATAGCACCGGTCTCGATCAGGCCCTTCCGCAATGCATTGGATCAGATAAATGCCAGCGTGCGACATAGCTTTATCATACGCCAAATTCTGCTGGCGGCACAAATTTGAAGGCGCGGAAATGGTTCTTATTGTTGAAAAAGGCGCACCCGCCGCCGTAGGTCCGGTTGCAGCCATACACAACCTCGAACGTGTCGCCCTCGGCCGGCACATCGTAGAACGGATAGATCACCGAGAGCCCCGCCAGGTTAGCCGCGCCGCCCGCGGGGATTGTCCGCGTCGCGCCGACATTCGCGCCGCTGGTGAACGTGAGGTAGCCGAGTGCAAATTGCGTCGGGTTCGCCGGCACCGCGCCGCCCCAGGTGATGAACGATTTGGTGCACCCGGCGCCGGCGGAATTGACGACCGTGTTGGCTGCCCGTGACGGACCGCCCCCAGGCTGCCCAGGGTCCGGCGCGCAACCGGCATCGTAGACCGAATGGATGCACGACAACTGGTATTGGTTGCGCGGCATGTACTGGGCGAGCTGCACGTTCGCGCCCTTGACCGTCATTTTGAAGCCCAGCGCATTCAGCTCAATGCCGGCGACGCTGCCCGAAAACAGCGGCACAGCGCCGAGCGACGTGTCGCCGGGCGTCTGCATGAAAATCCGCGACAACAGAACGGTCGCATAATCGAAAAGGCCGTTGTGGATCGCCAGCTTCAAGTTCGACCCGTCCGGCATATCTGCGCCGTTCGAATAGACCTGGATATCCATTTCCGGCACGTCGATGGTGTTTTTCACGCCCCATTTCGACCGGTCGATCAGCGGCACCTTGCGGCCGGCGTAGGTGTACGGCGGCACGAGCAGATCCTGATCGAACGAGGTCCACGTGTAGACCGTGCCATCCTGCAGCGTGATCAGAAACAGATCGGCCGACACGAAGGGCGCCCGGCTGGCCAGGAACGCCTGCAAGGCTGCGTTTACTTGGCGCATCGGCTCAATTTTTAAGCGAGAAAATCGTGACCCGATCGACGGCCCACAGCTGATACATGAATTTCTTCATTTCTAGCGTGTCTTCCTTGATCCGGCAGAAATAATAGAACGAGAAATCCGCGGTTATCACTGCATCGACAGCCGGCGGCGTCGTGAACGCCACCGTGTTCCCATACGGCGTCGAATTGTCGATCGTGTAGCCGCTCTCCTGCTGCACGCCGCCGATGTAGATGTTGATCGCCTTGTTCATATTCAGGCCGCCGATCGGCTCGGTGCCCAGGAAGTCGCCGAGCGCGCTGTCCTGGCCGTACGTGCGGATGAAGGTGAACGTGGTCGTCGTGCCATCGCCGGCACCGAGCGCCTGGCCGGTGACCGCGTTGTCATCGGGGTCCTGGAAAAAGAAAGGGCTGTAGCTGCCCTGCATATTCAGCACGAAGCCGAGCAGCGTTTTGATATCGCTGGCGGTCGTGCCGACATTCTGGCCGGTGTCGGCGAGGATGTCGTAATTCAGGTCCCACTCCCATTGCGGGTAGGTCCAATAATTGACGGCGATTTCGCGGCCGGACGACGCCACGCCGCGGCCGACCGATTGTTTGTTCCGCTTCACGTAATCGAACGTGAGGCCAATGAGGATCGGATAAACAGGAGGCAATGGCATCTCCAACAGCGGAACCAGAACCTCGACCACGATCTGCGACGCGCGCACGTACGTTGGATTGCTCTGCTGGTACAGCGCCTCGACGACTGCCTGGGACGCGCGGACCGGCGCCGCGTCGCGCATCAGGGCCTCGACGACCGTTTGCGATGCGCGAACCGGCGCCGCGTCGGTCACCAGCGCCTCGGCGGCGACCTGAGATGCGCGCGCTGGCAGATTGACGCCGCCGCCGTAGTTCATGGGCCACCAGCGCGGCTGGCGCTGGCCTGGGTATGGGGGCGCGGTGAAATGGGCGGCGTAGGTGCGCAGCGCTTGCGCCACGCGGCTGAATGGCTTCCCGAGCACCGGTGGCGGCGGCACTGGCCCAATCGCCACCCTGGCCCGCTGGCGCCCGGCGAACGGTTCCGGCGCGAAGTGGGCGGCGATCGTCTGCGCCAGGCGCCCAGGCCGCAGCGGGAGCACAGGAGGCGGCGTCGTCGACGTGCCCTTGAGGACACGCTTCGAGCTGCGGCCGGCGAACGGAACTTCCTCGTGGAAAAGGCCGTGCAGGGTTTGCAGCGGCGAGCGCCATGGTAGCTGCGCAGTTCCGGCCGGCGCCGAGCCGCTGATTGATACACCACGCAGGGTGCGTCCATTGAGCGTCAAGACGGGCGTTACGAGAACCTGCGAAACGAGGTCGCTCGTCGTGCCGGTTGCGAACGTGTAGCTGCTCGACGACTGGAGCGTGCCGTTGGCCGTGAAAGCAAGCGTCCCGACTACATTACTGCCGGAGACACCGAGCGTCATATTGCCGGTGACTTGGCCGTTTGCGCCGGAGGTCAGAACGACCGGCGTGAACGATCCGACTGTCAGCGTGCCATCAACACCGCCGCCCGTGTCGGGGTAGATGATTGATACCGGCAGCAAGGTGCCGCCAGCGCTGTTCGCGAAAACGAATGTGTCGCCTTCGCCAAACGTTCCGTCATGCGCAAGAACGTTGGAATTGATGGCGAACGACAGCGTGTTGGCATTCGATGTCAGGGCCAAAGTTTCGGTGGACGATGAGGAAGCAACGTCAGCATTCGATAGGAGCGGCGGCCCGGACGGGCACGCCTGAAAATAGCCTGGAAAGGTAACGTCTAGCGGATACGTCGCGTCCTGCAACTGCGCGTAATGAATGTCGAGATCACTGACAGCAGGACCGAGCGCGGTGCCCCCGCTACCTGACGTAGTCCCTGAGAGCGTAGAAAAGGTGCCCCCGTCCAGGCTGCCGTTTAAGCCTGACTGTGCGGCACCTAGCCAATTTATCGGTAAGGCGTCTCCTACGTTAAACAGGCCGAAAGAAAATATACTCACTGTGGCGGGTAGAGGGCCGTAGCCTGACGGCAACGTAAATGGAAAGCCCGCAGCCCCCGTCAGGAGCGTCCATGCACCGGCCGTAGAGCCAGAGTAACCGTAAGCGCCGGCGCCGTCTGAAACGCCTGTGAAACCAGCCCAATTTATGCCGTCCGTATCCGCCGCAACTTGCGCAGCGGAGAGTGCCGTGCCACTAGCGCCCCAGAAGTTCCCGTCTCCGAGAGTAAGCCAGACAAGGCCGCTGTCCACGTGGTAGCAGACGTAGATAATAGACGCCCAAGTCCCGGACATGCTGTAGCTGGACACAGAGCCGTTGTTGTACTTGGTTAGTGTTAAATCCTGCCCAGCAAAAATTGCACTGTTCGCTCCCCCTGTTAGGAAGAACTCTGCGCATCGAAGGCCCGCGTTTTGCGAGTACTGTCCGTTCGCTTTGACGCCGAATACGAACTTCCCGGCCGCCGCGCTGATCGACGCGTACGAGGTTTGCCCGATGGCGCATGTGACTGTCGAGCCGTCGCTGCTAGGATTAGAAAAAGAGCCTACTTGCGAGCTATCAGTCCAGCGAGGGTAATTCGTCATTACCGCGCCCCAGCTATTGCCAATGAGCCTCTCGCCGACAAGCCGTCGGCGCCGCAGCTAGAATAGTTCTTCGACGACCGCGGTGCCGCTGAAAGTTTCGGCCGAGCCCGGCGCCGTGTTCAAGGAAACGACAAGCGCGCTATTGAGGCCGATGACAGGGCGGTCTTCGGCCGGCGGCATATACAGCCAACCGTTGATGACGTTGATGTCGTCGGCGCCCAGGATCACTGCGGTACCGGTTGCCTGGGTCGTATCGTTGGCGTGGGCGGTGATCGTGGCCGCCGCGTCGCCGGGGTTCATCGGGACCGGCGTCGGCGTCGATCCACCGCTGCCGGCCGTCAGGCTCGTTAGACGCTTCAGCGTCACCGACAGATTTCCGACCGCCGTGGCGGTTTTCTGGCCGATCGTGACGCTGTGAACCTTGAAGGCCTTGTTTGATCCGGAATAGACCGCAATCAGGTCTTGGGCCGCGCTGACGCTGACATCGGCAAACGATACGCTGTAGATACGCCCGGTCATGCTGGGTCTCCTGGTCTAGCTGTTGAGTTTGTAGCCGCCAATAAGCGCGTTCACCGCGGCCGGCGTCCACGTGGCGGAAGTATGCGGATCGAGCACGGAAAGATCGGTGTAGAACGCCCAGTCGAGCGACAGGGCCCATGCATTGCCATTAAGAACCGTTCCGCTGCTGCTGAACACGTTTACGATCGTCTGCGCGCTTGCGTCCTGTTTGCGGTAGCCGCCGGTGAGTTGCACGCCAAATACCGCAGAGGTCGTGGTGGGCAGCGACCCAAATGTAAAAAGGTCTGTGTCACCAACCGTCGTCGCATAGTTGTAGCTGGTATCACGGTCAAACTGATATTCGCCGACCTCTACATGGTTGGTGTTCGCGAGAGGCGTCCACTGCACCGAGCTGTTCGCGGCGGTGAAAAGCGTACGCGTGGTGCAATCGCCGATAAACCCATTTAGCGGGTAGGTTCCAGGCCCCGTCGTAGAATCGTTGAAATTAAAGTCGTCGATATAAACGGCGTTTGCCACCAAGCCAGCGCCAATCACGCTGGTGCGAACGCGCAGGCCGTTGAAAAATGAATTGCTCGTGTTCTGGGTGTTGACACCGGAAATGCCGCCGAAGATCGAATTTCCCTGGATGTGGAAATCGAACGACCCAGACGAACTGATTACCGCGCTGGCCTCGTATTTCGCCCAAACGTAGGGCGAGAACGCATTCGGTGGTGACGTGGCAAGCACCGTGCCGCCCGAAATCGGGTCGCCGCGGTAGGCAACGATGGCGCCGGAATCGACGTTGCACCTGAATGTTAGCTGCGCCGCGCCCCCCACGTAATCCATCACCTGGAAATCTACATAAGCCAGGGCGACAGGCTGGATTTGTAGCGCGATGCCGAGAAATCCCGACGCATAGTTCGCGTTCAGCGATCCGCCCATCTGCGAGCCGCCGCTTACGCTGGCCTGCAGCGCTATGGCGTACCCGTAGCCGCCGCGGCCGGTGACAAAGGTCACGGTGCCGGGCGTTACGTCGCTCCATTGCAGGCCGCCGACGCGCGCCTGCAAGTCGGCCTGGGTCGCATAATGGTCGAACCCATCGAATATTTTTAGCGCCATAGAATCCCCTCAGACGCCAAGCCGATTTTTATGCATTTCGAGCGCAATCAGCATGCCGAGCTGCTGGCCGGCGGCTGCGGCGAGCGTCTGGCCAAGCTGGTGGTCTGTGGCGTGCGCAGCGATGCGGCGCGCCACCAGCACCATCGCCGCCGTCATGACGACGCTCTCATCGGCGACGCGTTCATCGGCGAGGTTCGACAGCGCATCGGCCAGGCGCATGGCCTGGTCGCCAAGCGTGCTCACTTCCGAACCGATCGCCCGGGCAGCGTGGCCACGCCGGTGTTGCCGTAATAGTCGACCATCTGCTGGTGCGCGTCGCGGCCGGCGCGGGAGATTTGCGCGCGCATCGCGCTCGTGTCGCCGCCTTGGAAATTGTTTGTCTGGTGGAGGGCTGCGCTGAAACTGCCGCCGGTGTTGTGCACCGTGCTCGGGTTGCCGAACGACGCTGAGCTCGCCATCGACGGCCCGCGCAGGCCGCCGCTCGCCATATTGCGGACGCCGTCAGCGAGGTTGCGCGGCAGCACCATCTCGTTTTTGTGCAGCAGCGTCGGATAATCGTCATACGGGACGTTGTCCCAACCGCCCTCAGCCGCCGCGACCTGGAACGAAGAGACCGCTCCGTAGGCCGCTGCAGCCGCGCCAGGCGCTAGCTCAGGTCCGATAAACGGTATCGCCGCGGTCGCCGCATAGGCGCCAGCCGCGGCGACCGCGGCGTCTGCCTGGATCGTCAATGCATTGCTGGCTGCCTGCGCGGCTTGGCCGGCCGCCGCCGAGGCGGCATCTGCCGAAACCCGGGCGGTGGCGCCCGTTGTCGTGGCGGCGGTCTTGCTCGCCTCGGTCGCCGTGTGCAGCCCAAGCATCGCGGCCAAGCGCGCGAATAAGCCGGTTTCCTCCGTCATGCCGGCGGCGGTCCGCGCCGCCGCACCGGAGGTCGACGAAGCCGTCATAAAAAGCTGCGTAAAGGCCCAATGCGCGGCCATATCGACCGCAGATTTCGCCCAGGATTCCACGACGCTGACCGCAGCCCGCTCCATAGCCTGGCCGGCGTTGCGGCCGCCGCTGATCGCTGCGCCAACGATTGTGCCGAACGCATTCTCGATCGGCTGCCCAATCTTTGCCCAGGAGGCCTGGGTCGCAGCTGCCGCCTTAGCGTTGATGTCGGCGACCTGCTGCGCGAGCTGCGCCTGCACGATCAAGCTTTGGTTGAACGCCTGATTGTAGCCGGGCTGATTATTTTCACTCAGCGCCTGCTGCATCTCGTTCGCAAGCAGCTGCAGCTCCGACTGCGCGCCATCGGTCGCCGCCCGGATCTGGGATTGCACCTGCTCCGTAAGATGTGACGGGTTCAGGACAAGATCGAGCCCGACCTTGAATTCTCCCGGCGTGGCCCGAGAGGCGATTTCCGCAAGCTGCTTTGCGGCCTCTACGTTTTGCCGCTCAATTTCGAGCTGCTCAGTGGACTGCTGGCGCGCAATGCTCAGCAGCTCGTCGGACGCCTCCCTGTAATCGGCCGTGTGCTGGCCGAAGAGCCGCTTGCCCTCGGCGACCCACTCGGTCGCGAGCTTCGTCTGCTCCGAGAAATTGCCCTGCGCGGCCTTGATTTGCTCCTGCATCGTGGCGCTGAAATCGTGCCACTGTTCCTCGAGGCTCTTTTTTGCCGAGGCTGTGCCCTGACGCTGCGCGCGCTCTGATGCAGAGACGAATTCCTGCATCACCTCGCGCTGCTCGGCGGTCCCGGCCTTCGTCAGCGCCAGCTTATCCTGCCAGAACTTCGCTTCCTGCGCCGCCGATAGCGCGTGGAACTGGCCCTCGGCCGTCTCCATTTGCAGCAGCTGGGTTTTCCACTGCTCGACCTGCGTCGAGCCCTTGTCGCTGAAAGCTGGCGCCTGCTGGCTGCCTGGCGCGCCCGGCGTGCCGGTTTTTGCGTTCCGGTCGCTCTCGTCTTTTTCAAGCTGTGCCTTCTGCGCTTCTAGCGCCGCCAACTGCGTCTGTAGGGCCGAGAGGTTGTTTCGGGCTTTATTCGCCATATAGCCAGCGATCGGACCGAGAAAATGGTTGATAAACTGGCTGCCCACGTCTTGGGTCGCGCCCATGCTCTGCACGTCGCTGATTTGTTGCTTCACGTAGCCGATCTGCTCGTCGAGCGTCGTGCCAATGTTCATCGCTCGACCGACTGCGTTCAGCGCGGGCACGACCGCGCCCATCACCTCATTAACGAAGCCCTGCCAAGCCCCCGTTAAAAGGTGGATATTTTCCTCGTATTTCTTGGCGTCCTCGCTGGCTTGGCCGCCCAGCACGAGACCAAGCGCGGCGGCTTTGTCGCCGGCGGCCGCCAGACCTTGCTCACCAAGCTCCTTCAGAAGCGCGTTTAGATCACTGCCGGTGCGGCCGAACAGCTGCAGTTCGAGCGCCGTCTTGTCGGTGCCGGAGGCGTAGCTTGCGAACTTCGCAGCGAGCGCATCGACAATGTCGCCCATGGGACGCAGCTTGCCGTTTGCATCTTCGACGCTGATCGCCATCGCCTTGAACGCGCGGCCCGGCCCACTGTCGGCGTTTGCCGCGGCCTCTTCCATCGCCCGCGCCAGCTTCGTCAGATCCGACTGCACCGTTTCGAACGGCGTGCTGGTCATGTTGGCGACGTACTGAAGCCCGTACAGCTGCTTGGTCGTCAGGCCAGTAGCATCCGAGAGCTTCAGCATGCTCTCGGCGCTTTCGGCGTATTGGTTGACCGCCTCAAGGCCGCGCTCCAGACCCAGGCCCGCCGCAGCGAACTCACCGATCGCGCTGGCAGCGCCCGTCCACACGCCGATGCTGGCGCTGAGGTGCTCGAAGCCCTCGCCGGTCAGCTTTATGCTTTCGTGCAGCTTTGAAAAGGCACCGTCTCCACGCTCAGCCTCCGCACGCTGCTTTTTCAACTCGGCAGACGCGCGGGAAATCTCGGCCTGCAGCTGCTTTTGCTGCGCCGTGAGGCTTTGCAGCGCGGCAAGCGCCGGGCCCTTTGCTTCCGCCGACAGGTCTGAAAATGCAGCAGCCTGCTCGCGAATGGAAGAATTGACGTCCGATAGCGTTGCCTTGGCGAGCGCGGATTTCGTGCGCAGGTCAGTTACGTCGGCGAGATATGCGACGGTAACGTTTGATGCCATCTGCGCCCTCTATAAACGAAAATAGGCGGTTCCGAAGAACCGCCTATTTTTTAGGAAATTTCTTAAAGTATTCTTCCTGGGTCATAGGTATTTCGACTTCCGTTTTCGCCTTGTGGAAGCCCCAGTGGTGCGCCGCCATATCTTCGTAATACGGATTGTCGGCCCATTCTTCCTCGTAGCAACGCCACCGGTCCATCGTGGTCGTTTCTTCTATGACGTCCCACGGAAGATGCAGGCGCCGCGAGAGCCTGGCGGTAATTCGGTCGAAGTCTAGGGGCTCGCGGCCCCCTGATCTTCCCCCGACTTAATCGTTTCCTTGCGGCTGCCGTTCGCCTGGATCAGCACGCCGAAAAACGCGCGCGACAACTCGAGCCTATCAGTTGGCATTTCATCGAATTCAGCGCGCGACAGCGTCGGGTGGGCCCGAGTCAGCGCGACCCAGAGAATGAACGCGAGGTCTTCGAGGTCATCGTCAGTATATTCGCCCATCGGGACTTGCTTAACGACAAGCAAATCGGAAAGCCGGTCCATTTTCTTGTGGATCAGCCGGATTTGTTTAAAGGCCAGCTTGGGAACTGGCCATTGCTTGCCGCCGAATTCGACGGTGAGCGTCTTCGGCAGGTCGAGCGCCGCCGCGTTTGGCTCGGCGCGCGGCGGCGTTTCTGCGTCTGACAAAGCGTGCCCTCCTTAGAAGCCGCTCGGCGAGTAGCTTTCCATGTAGACGTTGCCGGCCGAATTCTGGCCAAACTCGAAATCAATCTCCGGCATCATGAAGTCGGTGATTTTGAACTGACGCGACAGCTTGGAAACGATCGCATTGTAGAACCGGACATACAGCGTGCCGCCGACGGCGTCCGTCGTCACATAATCGATCTGCACGGTCGGCGCGGTGCCGATCGTTTTCGCGGCCGTGGTCTTGCTGTAGCCGCCATGCAGCGTATCGAGGTAGGAGTAGTTCAGCAGCACACCGAGGCCAGCGTCCATGCTGTCAAAGGTGTAGATGCCCGAAGCTTCCTTGTATTGGCCGGCCGCGGTAAGCGAGCCAGTTCCGACGTTGGAGAACGGGACCAGGTTCGACGCGTACACCGGGCCAAGGTCGGTATTGAAGTTAGCCGCGTTGGCAGCCGTCACCGTGAAGCTGGTTGAGGCCGGGATCGTGCCGGCCTCGCCAAGCGACGCCTTTGTCTGCGTGCCAGCAACGATGGTCTGGCCGTTGAAAGCATTCAGCGCCTGCGCCGAGATCAGCGCGGCCTTAGCTTTGCCGCTGGTCTTGATCGTGCCGCGGCGCACAGCCAGCGGATAATCCGTCTGGCCGTAGAGCTGTTTGGTCTCGCCGTCCTCGTCGAACGAGAATTCGTTGACGTAGCCGATATTAATCGGCGTCGCGGTAGCGATGTCGAGACGCGTCAGAAAAAGCGCGCCGGGGCCGTAGACGATCTGTCCCATGGTAGCTCCATTTATCGAAAGGCAGCGCCAGGTTCGCGCCGTGAAGCCTTGCCCAAGGGCTCGAGGGGCAGTCGGCCGTCACCGGCCGGCGTGGTGTCAGGCGGCAGCGAGCCGCTTGATCAGGTCGGGGAGCGCCACGGTGGTCAGGTGGCTGTACCCTTCGGCGTTCTGCGCGACCGGGGTGTTGTTGACCGATGCGTTGATCCATGCGGCGACGACATCGGCGTAATTCGGCTTGGTGGCCGCTGAGGCGGTCGCCTGGGCCTTTGCCAGGCCGGACGCCTCGCCTCTGGCGAAGGCGTCACGCACGGCTGCCTGGAGAGCGCTTTCGGCGCTCGCCTCGGCAGTCGGCACCGCAGTCGCTGGGGCCCCGGCTTCGGCGGTTGTGGTGGCGCTCATGGCGGCTCCGATCTCAGGCAGGTGGGTTGATGGCCAGGACGCCGTCAGGCCAGCTCGCGGCAATCGTCAGGTCGGCGATTTTGCCGTACTGGTCGGTGATCGTGGCGCCGTTCAGCGCGACGCCGGTGGCGAGCAGGTTGGCCGTCGTGTCGTTGGCTCCGACGGTGTAATCGAAGGTCAGCGCGGTGCCGGATGTTGCGCCGGTCAACGCCGCGGTGCCGCCGCTGTTCAGGGTGATCGAGGGCGTGCCGCCGGCGACCGTGATTCCGGTGTTGAACGTCAGCGTCAGCACCGTCGATTGGCCGGTCGTGAGCACGCCGTTCGCCGGGTTGCACGACAGCATCAGCACCTTGGGCCGCGGCACGATAAGATCGCGCACGAGAATGTTGATCGGCACGATCGCCACCGACTGCGTATTCGGCTCGCCGGACGCGACTATCGTCTCTCCCTCGCGCCAGCAGTGCATCACCAGGCCGCCGAGCGTGAGCCGACCCTGCGGCGTCACGTTCGCGGCCATGGTCGCGTCGAGCAGGTCCAGCAGATCGGTAATTTGGGTCCCGCTTGGGCAATTCGGATCGCCGTTCTGGCAATAAATCCAGGCCTCGGCGGTCATTTCGTAATTCGGGTTGAGGCCGAACGCTTGCGGCGTTGGCGACGGCACGACGTCTTCCTTGTAGGGCCGAAGGAATATCGCCGGCTGGGCTGGAACCTTGGTCCAATGCAGTAGACGCCGCGCCGAGGTTTGAAATATCGCCGGCGCGCTGATCAGATTGAACAGCGCTTCGAATATTTCCTCGCGGCTGGTCGGCATGGGTCAGCCCCAGGGCCGCATTTTGTACTCGAGGAACACACGGTAGCCGATGAATTCGTTTTGCACCGCCGTCGTGCCGGTCTGGGCCTGCTCGACCACCGCCGTGCCGCGCTCCATCGCATCCGCCAAGTCGCGGAGCGCCTTGATGGCGGCGACGCTGTTGCTATCGATGCCAAAGGGCACAGTGTCCGGCGCCTGCGGCGCGAACGTGGCGGCGTCAAGCATTAGTCGGATTCCTTGGTTGCCCGCTCGACTGCGGCGTTCAGTTCAGCCAGTGCGCCAGGCGCATCCTCGCGCAGCGGTCCGCGCAAGAATTCCACTGCTTCGAGGCCGCCGGCGCGCCGATAGGCTTCCACGACCTGATCGAATGGTTCCGTCAGCTTGCCGAAAGCCTGGTCCAGCGTTCGCGTGTAGCTTTTGACCGAAAACTTCGTGCTACGGCTGCCGTACTCGAGCGCCGCAGCTTGGCGCGCCAGCGCCGCGTCACCCGCGAGAGAAACCCATCCACGAATTCGGTTCGGATCGTCCTGCACGCCGCTTTTAACCTGCGCGGCCAAGCGTCCAGTCGCGCCACGCGGCACCAACGCCTCAACGTCACCGTGCAGAACCTCGGTCAGCGTCTCCATTTTCTCGCGCAGCGCGTTGTGCGCGAGGTCGGGAAATCGATCGAAGCGAAGGGCGACCCGTATGTCGCCAACGACGCGCGCGGAGTAATCGATCATCCGGTGACCGGGACGCGGTATTTGTCGATGATGTCGACCACCGACGGCGGAAACGCGCCCTGGGGGTTATTGGGAACCCAGAATTCAATCTCGCCGATGCCGCCGCCTTGATTCATCCGCTTTGTGAATGGATCGCGACCCCGGGATTGAAACCGCGACGTGATCATTTCCAGCACGGCGCCCACCAGGTCCGCCGGGATTGTCGAGTAGCCAGCCTGATAGACCACCGTCGTCGGCAGCGGCTGCCATTTGGTCTGAAGGCCGGTCAGCGAATTGAGCCGAATGACCTGTCCAGGGGCCGGATCGGATATGAAGTCCGTCCCGGCGGTAAGCGTTACGTTGTCGGCCGAATTCGCATCGACCTGCACCACGATCGAGGTAATCGCGGCTGTCGGCCACCGCGCGAGCTGCAGCACGTTGAAGCGGCCGATCGACCAGAAGGGCTCGATGCCGCGGTCAGGAAAAATCTGGTCCTGGTAGGTCTCAACCACGAACGGCCGGTTGCAATAAGTCTGCACGGCCGCCGAGACCTGTGTGATTTTCAGGGTCAGCCACGCGTCATTAGACGTGTCGCCGGCGGGGATGCTGAGTTCCGTTTTAACCGTCGAAAGGTCCGTCAGATTGTAGCTGCTTGCCGCCGTCTCGACGGTCGTGATGACCTGCGCGCCCATGGTGCCCCCTTAGTCGATGGTGGCACCGAGCAGCGTCAGCGTGGTGGTGTTGGTCTGGGTCGTCGCGGAAACGACCTTGATCGCACCAGGAAACCTGAGTGTCGCGGGATCCAGAACCATGATCGAGCTGGCAGCGAGCGTGCCGTAGTTCAGCGCGCCCGCTGCGCCCTGAACTGGCAAGAAATTAACGCCATCAAGGCTGCTGAGCAGGCTCACCAGCGATGCAGTCCAATTCGCGTCGGTCGCGATCCCCACCAGCTTGTAAGGAGCGATGTCGCCTTCCGTGCTGAGGGTTCCGCTGGCCGATATCACGGCCTGCACCTGCAGCTTGTTGTTCACCAACGGCATCGGCTGCCCCTCTGGTCATAGTTTCGCCGGGGCCGACCATGCGGTTCATGGTCGGCCGCCCGATCATCAGACGCGGTTGGTCCATGCGCGGAAATAATCGATCGCCAACTGGCCAACGCCGGTGCCCGACGCCTTGTACAGCGACAGGTAAGGCTGCAGGATCGGCGACCCGGGCGCGAAGCTCAGCGTCCCCAGCGACAAATTGGCCCCGTCAAGCCAGAACTGGACCGCGGATGGGACCGACCAATCGGCGCGGAAAATATGCCATTCCGAGGTCGTAGTGATCGTCGTTCCGGTCGCCACGCTGTTGGTCGTCGTTCCATCCTTGCTCTCCGCCAGGATGGCGCCGCTGGCGCGCAGGCCGGCGCGGATATAGACCGAGGCGTTGTCGGGACCGGCGACATAGGCCGACTGCAGGCCCATAGCTGCTTGCACGACACCGGTCGGAATCGTCGGTGTCTGAAACCGGACCTCGAAGCCGCCAATCTTGCTCGTGTCGATCTGTAGGTTATCGAGGAAATACAGGACGGCTTCCTGATCTTCGCTCGTCGCATCGAGCAGGATCTTCGCCTGGCCGCCGCCACCGTTGGCGATCGCGCCGACGATCGGCGTGCCGGAGGTCTGCACCAGCTTCTTACCCCAAGCCGTGCCGGCCGTGGCCGTGGTCGGGAAAGCGTTCGCGGCGGCGCCGATGAAGTCGTCTTCGAAAAATACCGCGGCAAGCGGCATAATCGTTTCGCCCGTCTGTTGGTCGAAAAACGTCTCGACGCCCGAGCGGAACTGCGAAGTGGATGTCATGTGCCTCTCCTATAAGGCCAGGGGCTCGGCCCCTGGCCTTCTGAGATTTCGGGTGTCGAGGATCTGGTTAGACGACCGCGCTGATCGGCGTCTGCTGCTCAAACCGGGACGGAATCACGAAGTAATCGATCTGCGTGATGTTCGCCGCGTTCGACGCGCCAGTGATCGCCTGGATGTAATCGAACCCGTTCACAAGGTCGATTGCGTCCTCGATGACGACCTCAAAAACGATTTTTTTCGACGCGAGCGTCGCCGAGGTGGTAAAGCTCGTGGCGGCCGCCTGGGCCGTCAGCGTGTCACCGCCGGCGGACTGTGCCTGCGCCTGGTTCGCCCAGATATTCAGGTTGCCGGATAGCGCTTTCGCGCCCGCGCCGGCGGCCGACGTGGCCTGCTGGAACGTCAGAGCAACCGTCGCGGCGTTGCCCTGATTGACGTTGGCGACCACGTAGAGCTTGTGGGCGTTTTTCAGGCTGACCCACTGACCGGAACGACCGGCCGCGTCGGCAGCTGGCGGAAGGCCCATAACCGGGTGGCAGTTATAGACCAAGTTGAATTTTGCAGCCATGTGCACGTACTCCGAAGGGCCGGGGCCGAAGCCCCGCCTAGATGGAAGGGAGGCGCCCCCGGATTACCGCTGCGCCAGGATGATAAAGGGCGACTTCGTGTTCGTGCCCTTGAACGGCGTCAGCGGCGCGTTCCACATCGACTGGCCGTCCACACGATAAATCATGCGGAAAGCCATCTGGTCGGTGAGGAACTGCACGTGCATGGACGACGCAGCCTGCACACCGCCCTTTTCGGCGACGGTGTATTGGCTGAGGTCCAGCAGCGCGATGTCGCCCGGCGTGCCCAGCGTCGAAGCATACTCGATCGGCACCACCGGGCGCCCGAACAGCGTGCTGTACGGGTTGCTGCTGATGCCGCCGGGCGGCAGGTAGACCGGAACGCCAGCGGTGCCGATGATCTGGTTCAGGGCATAGAGCTGCGGCTCGACGTCCTGGTTGATGAACCACACGGCATTCGAGCGCGAGCGGCCCCAGCAGCGCGACCACATATTGAGCACGTTGTTATACGTGATCGTCTGCGTGGCCTGGCCGCTGTCTTTCGGCACGGTGATAACCGCCGGCGAGTTCAGAATGCCCTGTGGCAGACCGGCGCCGGTGCCTTCCCAGACGGCGTCTTCGAATAGGAACTGAAGTTCCTCGCCGAACGCCTGGGTGGCGATGGCGCCGAACAGGTTCGTGTCCTGCAGCAGCTCGTCCGACGCGTAGTAGACCGCGGCCAGTTTCTTCAGGTCAAGGTTCATCAGGCGGAATTTCGGCTTGCTGGCGGTGATGGAATCACCTTCACCGATCCAGTAGGCCTGCACGCCACCCCACCGGCTGCCGGTGACGCGGCTTGTTTCGTCGACGGCCGGGATCTTGATCGAATTCCCGGACAGCGGCGGCAGACGCATGACGCGTTTGGCGATTTCGCCAATGTCATACATTTTCACGAGAACGGTGTTCGCGAAATCGGTCTGCACGAGATAGCCGCCGCCGGTCGGATCGACTTCGCCGGAGCCCACCGGCGCGCGGATCAGGCGCTGGTCGGCGTTGCCGTTGACCCGGGCGTTCATGATGGCGCCGAGCTGCTCGCCGAAGTTGCGGAACTTCGTCGCGTCCGGCGCGCCTTCAGCGCTGCCTTGGCCGGCGGGTTGAGCCAGCGCGCGCTGCTCCTCCTCCGCGCGCACGGCGCGCGCTATCTGCCCCTTCAATTCATCGACGGTCGTCGCCGCCTTATTAAACTCGACCTCATTGTCGAGCTTGTCGTTCATGTTACCCACCGCCCTGCTGAGTGCCTGGCGAAGTTCGATCAATCGGCTCACGTTACGCTCCTCTCACAAAAAAGGCCGCTCAAAAGCGGCCTGCAAACCCTCGCCAGGAAAGCAAAGGGAATTCGAAAAACTATGCTGTCTCGAGCAGTGCGCGCGCGGCAGCCAGGCGCTCCTGCCGCTTGGCCAGCGCCCGCTCCGGCGAGTCCTCCTCGGCGGTGCCGGCATCAGGATCGGCATCGGGATCGTCGTCGCCGTTTTGGGAAACGACGCCCATCACGTGCTCGCTGGCGGTGCGCATGTGGTCGCACGCCGCGCGCAGCTTCGTTTCATTGTCCGCACTAAGGACCTTGCCCTGCCGGCTCAGGATCATGTCGGCCAGCGCGACGCGGCCGGCTGGCGCCAACATATCGCGCTTCAGCAGCGTCGCCAGCGTCCGAGGATCGAGGTCTTTCGCCGCGCGCGCATTCACGCGGGCCAGCGCCGGCGACGCGGCATGACGCAGCATGCGCAGAATATTCGACCGCAGCGCGCCGGAAGCGCGCATCACCAGGTTGTCCTCGGCGGCGATGTCGTCGACGGGGTCGTCCTCACCGCCGACGAGTTCGGTCACTTCCTCGACCGTCATCGCAATCAGCGCGGCACCCAAATCCTTCAGAATCGACGCCAGCATTTCCGGCAGTTTGGAGCCATCGCCCTCGCGCGCCGCCTCTTCCTCGCAGCACTGCACGATGTAGCCCAGGTCCAGCACCGTGCCGGCCAGCCACATCACGTCGTAGAGGCCGCGCTGCTGGTAGCGTGCGGCGGTGCGGCGCCCCTGCACAATGGCCGCACGCGCCTCGGCGTCGGCTGTCTTGTAGCCTTCGAGCACGGCAGCGCCCTCGTTGCGCACCGCCTCCGGCACGTCGGTCGCCGACAGGCGCTGCGCGGCCGCGTCGAGGCCGCCCTTCACCGCCTTGAGCTCATTACCGACGACATCGGCGAACGGCTCCTTGTAGGACCCTTTCTCCGTCGGCGCCGCGGCATCGTAAAACAGAAAGCCGCGCTTCGCCTTATCGGCGTCGGGTTTGTCGCCGTTGAAGCCGGCGGCTTCGAACATGCGCTCGGCGGCGGCCGGGCCGTCCCATGCCGACGCGGAATCAACCGGTAGATCGCGCGCAGCGCCGACTTTCCAGTCGCTGCCCGCCGCGGAACGGCGACCTGGTGTTGGCATTTTCGCTTCTCTCCGAAGGTTTTCGAGCTCCGCCCGAGGAATTACGATCGTCTCGCCGCTATCGAGGATCCGCTCCGCCCACGCGACGAGCGGGCCAGTGTCGATACCGGCGGCGCGCGCCGTGGCCAGCGCCTCTGGTTGACACGGAACCGGGCACTGGCTGACCTCGAGCAGTTCCTGCTCCAGAAAATCAATGCCGCCTGGCCGCGACCGATCCTTGGTGTACGACCATTTCATCGGGTTCCAGGACACCGATACGGCGTTCAGGAACCGGCCCTTTACGAGCCGAAAAATCGTGTCGGCAAACGGATAGGTGTCGGCATCTGCATATTCGACGACGCCGCGCAGCGCGCCTCCGACCACACCGATATCGTTCACTCGGCCGATCGGCGGATCCAAGCTGTCGTGCGCCCACAGAAAGACGGGATTTTTCCGGTACGCTTCGATGTCCCAGCCATCAAGCGCGATGGTGTGGAAGTCGCGGGCAACCGCCGGCGTGCTCAGGATGTAGGACACGCAGCGGTTCGATATCCCGACATCGGTCGATGCCGGCGCCTCGGTAAACCGAAACACAGCGGTGCCTGGCGCCACGCCGCCCTTCGCTTCGCTGCCGAATGCAGTCTCGCTGACAAGCCGACGCTTCATTACGAGACCTTTCAGACGTGCTGGTCGGGGTTGGCGGCCGGGTTCGTCGGGTCGCCGGCGCCGGCCGGGGCCGCGCCAGTAACGTCGCTGCCTGGCGCGCCGTCCGGTTTCAGTCCGCCCGGCGCATCAATGCCCGCAAAAATATCGCTGTCGATCGGCGCCATATTCGCTGGCCGGAACACACGGTCGCCGGCTGCGACGTCATCGCCCTCCTGGGCTGGCCCAAGACGCTCCAACTTGCGCACCTCGTTCGTTGTCCAGACGCCCTGCAGGCCAAGACGGTAGGCCTGCATGCGGGCCATAACGTCGCCTTCGAGCAGGATGGCGCGATCAAATTCCGGCTCAATGCCCTCTTTCGACAAGCCAAACGTGAAGTCCAGGCGCTGCGCCCAGATCACGGTGTAGGTCGACAGCGTCGTGTTGAAATAATCCTGCGACTGCTGCGTGATGTTTTGGTTCTGGCCGCGGCTCTGAATCCCGATCATGTGCGGCGGAACGCGCCAGAGAGCGGCGATCTCTTCCTTCTGAAAATTCCGCGAGGCAATGAAATCGACGTCTTGCGCCGACATGCGCAGCGGCTGCCACTTCAGCCCCATCTCGAGCACAGCGGTCTTGCCAGAGTTGATGAGTCCCTCTTGCGCAGCGGTCCAGCTTGCCTTCGCGCGGTCGTGCGCCTCCGGCGTCAGCTTTTGGTCCGTTGTCAGCACGCCGCCTGGCTTGGCGCCCTGCCCCATCCACCGCGCCGCCTGCTGCTCCTGCGCCAGCGCCAGGCCAATCGTCTCGCGGTTCAGTGCAATCTTGCTGAAGCCCAGCAGGCCGTTCGCCGACAGGCCCTTCAGATGAAAAATGTCATAGTCCGGAATCAGCAGCGGCTGATCGCGCAGCACCGCCATTTCGTGCAGGCCGGCGCGCGTTACGTTCCAGAACAGCGACCCGTCCGGCGCCTCCCACAGCGACACGCGGTCCGGATTGATCGGCACCAGGTAGAGCGGCTTGCCGCCGCCGTCGCGCACGATGACGGCGTAACCGTTACCACGCAGCAGCAGCCCGAGCATCATCTGCCCGCAGAATTCAAACCAGGTCTGCCAATCGTTCGGATGCCGCAGCAGGTTCAGCACCGGGTGGTTGCGGATTTCCTTGCGGCCGCCGTCGTCAGATGGATCCCATAGCCGCGGCGTCAGCTTCGAAACGTCCTCGGCGATCAGCGACACACACGCCATCACCGCGGCGCACGACATAGCCGTTTGCTGATTGATCTGGATTCCGGTGGCGCTCGGCGAGCTCCACGTTTGGCTGATCCAACTCAGGTCGTCGAAGGTGCTGTCGGACGAACGCCAACGCGAGGCTTTGTACTCGCCACCGCTGAGCCAGTCGCGGATGGTCGAGAAAACTGACATCGCGGCTCCGTTACCAGATGGAGATAAAGGAGCGCTTACGTGCGGCTGGCGCCCCCGAGAAGTGTTTCCCCCGCGCCGTACACGGCGGCGGTATCGACCTTATTAGCAGGATCTAGCAGCAACGCCGTTCCGGCGTCGGTCGGCCACGCCGTTCGGATACTCGTTCCCCAGTCGATCAAGCCGCGATCGCTGGCGCGTTCCATCGCGCGAAAGCAAACTTTAACGCACTCGCCCGACAAAGTTGCCAGCACATCGTGCGCCCAAAAGAAATGGCGCGCGGCGCTTGCCGCTGCGCAGGCCGCGACAACCTGCACGTCGGTGATGTCTTTGCGCGCCATCGGCAGCATGTCCCGAAGTTACCAGACCCGGATCTCAGGCTGCGCCGAACCGGCCTCGTCGGCCATGGCCAACGCGAGTGCAGTGATCAGCGCAACGACACCGTCAATCTTGTTTTCGGGCCGCTCTTTCCGCGGATAAATGTTTTCTTTGGCGTCCGTATGGCAGACAACGTTAGAAACCATCCAGGCCAGGACAGGGCATCCGTCGTGGTGCAGCCGCTTCGACCTTACGAGAAGGTCTATCTCCTTCATCGGCGCAGAAAAGTTCTGTGCCGAATTTCGTACCTCGAGAACGTTGGCGCCTTGGGCCGCCAATCGCTGGGCGCTCCGCTGCGCTTGCCACGGATCGAAGCCGATACGATCAACCTGATAACGTCGGGAGTCGTCGATAATATCCGTTTCGACGAGATCGAAATCCAGCACGTCGCCAGATGTGGATGTCAAGCTGCCGGCGATTTCCCAGCCATGGTACTGAGAATTTCGTCCATCGGCTATTGCCGTCTCAGGTAGATAGAATTTCCCGAACACGTAGTAGTGCATAACGCCAGCGACGAGCCTATCGAACAGATAGACCTTGGCTGCGATATCCGTTGTCGTCGCCAAGTCGAGGCCGATGTAGCACCGTTCTCCCTCGAAATCAGCGATGTCCAGCGACTGGTCCCCGCAGGAGTCCCACGCCCGCATGTCCATCCAGGACGAATCCGCGTTCATCCATTCGCACAGGTGTTTCGTGCGGAAATTGGACTGAGCCGCTGGCATCTGCATGGCTTTGCCAGCGAGCTGCGCCAACACCTCCGGCATGACCGATACGCCGTAATTCGGATTTGCCTTCCGCCAGGAGGATTCGATATGCCAGTGGTCGCCGGCGTCGATCGTGTAGATCACGCCGAACATGGCATCGTCCGGCGCGAGGCCGCTCAGAACCTTCTTCAGGTAGGTGTGCAGCTCGAAACAGATGCCAGCGCGGTTTGTGCCGGCAGTGGTGATGCACCAGAGCAGCGACTGGTCCCGCTTGCCAGTTCCGGTTTCGATCACGTCGTAAAGGCTGCGATCCTTCATCGCGTGGGTCTCGTCGAGCATGCCGAGGTGCACCGCTAGGCCGTCGAGCGTACCGCTTTCGGACGACAGCGCCTCAAATTTCGAAGCGGTGTGGGGCTGCAAAACGTTGTGCGCGTTGACCTTCAGCCTTAGCGTGTCGACGATTTCCGGCGATCGGCGAAGCATTTGCTGCGCATCGCGAAAAACGATGCCTGCCTGCTGACGCGTCGTGGCCAGCGAGTAGCACTCGGCGCCTCCCTCACGATCCGCGCCAAGCATATAGATTCCAATGCCGCTGCTCAGCGCGCTCTTGCCCTGGCCGCGAGGCATTTCAAGGTAAACGCGTCGAAACCGCCGCTTGCCGTCGCGCGGGGCGCCGTGGCACAGCCAGCCGAAAATCGTCGTCAGGATCCAGCATTGCCACGGCTCGAGCCAAATCGTCTCGCCGGCCTTCGGTCCTTTGATGTGCCGAAGCCGGGCAATCAACCTACAGACGCGGCCGCCAGCGGTCTCATCGAACCGATAAGGAAAATCTTTTGTCTTCTGGCGATCTAGGTCGGCTAAGTGCCTGGTACACGCTTTTACCACCCATTCACACGCGGCAATGTCGCCGCTGGCCACGCCGCTGGCATACGCCAATCCTTCAGCGCAGTAGTCCCGCGTGTCTACCTGCATTCAGGACGCTCCGTGCAGCCCATGCCAGGCAGGAACGGCTGGCCACCCAGACCGGCTGCTTTCCGGTAATTGCACTCGTTGCACGCACACTGAAGATTGTCTGCTGTGTGAGAGCCCCCGGCGGCAAGCGGAACGATGTGGTCAAGCGTGGCTGACATCGGGTGAGGAAACCGCTTCGACCTTAGCGTCTTCTTGCCGCAAATTTTGCAACGCCAGCCATCACGCGCGAATATATCAAAACGAGATACGCGTTCTGTCTTCGATCCCATTTCCTGAGCGCGGCGCCTCGCGTTGTGGTTCGAGCTCGCGGCTGCGTCCGAGCATTTCGATGAGCAGCATTTACGCGCCGCTCCACCCCGCATCCCTTTCTCAAATATTTTACCGCAGTGGTCGCATGCCTTTCGAACGACCGGCTTGCGCGCCAGGTCGGTATTCCATTTTGTGCAACACTTACGGTTACAGAATTTTTTCTTTTGTCCGTCTATCGTTTTCCCGCACTGTATGCAGCGCAATGACGGCGCGGTGTCGCGCTCCCTCATCTTCGCATACTCGCGCTTCGCGGCCGTCTCGGCTCGGCGAACTGCACCGTCAAACCGCTTTTGGGCGGCCGCGCAGCGCCGAGAGCAAAACTGCGGCATCCGACCATTTAAATAGAATGAGCCCGAGATAGTCCGTTGCTTGAACGTGACGCCGCAAACTTTGCATGCCCTTGGTGGTATGACCGTTCTGCTCCTGCCAGCAGCCTTTCTTCCGCAGGGCGCCGAGCAGCAACGCTGGGTTCTTCTGGAAGTTTGAAATGATGTGCCGCATTCAGAACATTTCCGCGGCATCGTGCTTAGGATTAGGCGCCCGGTAGAACGCGCGAATCTTGCCGACGCCACCGCGTCTGGCGTAGCGATCAATTCAGCCATGCTGCTGTGTCCTCAGCTTCGTGGTTAGGACCGGCAAGGCGTTGACGCGCCTGGCCGGTCCGATCAGTTTAAGAATTCATCCAGCGGCGACGCGACGGCGTCTGTCTCGGGTGCCTCGACCTTCGATCGGTCGGCCGGCGTGATACCAAGGTGCGAGAAACACCAGGTCATCTGGGACATCTGGGCGGCCGTCAGCCAACTCTCTCGGAACTTCGCCACCAAACGCGACAGCAGCTCGAGCACGTAGCGGTCCGCGCTCGTTAGAACACCGGGCGCGACGTTGCCTTCAATTTCGCGCCACACCAGGGCCTCAGCTTCGGTAAAATAAGCCGGCGGGCATCCAAGCCCCTTCGACGGCTTAGCACCTACCGGGCGCGCGCGCTGCGGATCCTTGCGGAATGCGCCAGAAAGCTGGAGCGCCTCGGTTGGTTTACGGGGGCGGGCGATCGAAATGCTCATTTTGCGGACACGCGATCGCGACAGTACTCTGCGTTGATACCACTGCT